GATTGATGCCGAGGGGTTGCAGCCCCTGTTGTGGTTTCAGGCTTGGTCGGCCATGTCGTGCTCAATGATCGCGACGACTTCTTCTCGGTCCCTTGCATAAGCGAACGGCAGTTCTCCACCTGGTCGAGTCACTGGGTAGCGCGACTCAGGTAACCGGCACTCGGCGACGGTGTAACCGTTGTCGGTGATCCAGCAGTTCTGTTGCACTTGCCCGTCTCTGTTTCGTTTTACTGCCCATTTCATGGTCATTCCCTCACTGAGTCAGCCCAGTAACTACGCGCTCTTGAACACCCAGCAGCGCACAGTTAATGGTTTGTTGAACAAGGCATTGCCGGCGGCTTGTGAGGCTCGGACCGCGCTGTACGTGGACTTGTTGGTTTCCAACAGTTTTCGGCTTCGGCTCTCTGTCAGAAGGGAGCGCAAGGTCTTGAGGTCGGCCAGATTCTGGCGGTGGATGCTGGCCAGCTCGGCGAACTCGTTGAGATTGATGGCGATCAACTTAGGATCGGTGCTGTGGTTGACCTGCGGCCCATCGCCCAAGCTTTCCAGGTACTCGTAGACTTCCCAGAATTCGGCCACCAGCGGATGGTCGGCGCTAATCGCTGACTGACGCTCCAAGGCCATGACGGTCAGAGCCTGGTGGGTGGTGATCCGCTGGTTTTCGTCCAACGGGCAGATCAGGCACAGACAATCCACCAGGGCCATGATCTGGCTGTGATTCTTGATGATCCGCTCGACGCGGATGTCCTTGAGTTTGCGCAGGTGCTGTTCGTGCACCAGTACCCGTTCGGCAAATTTCGCCATGATCTGCGCTTCGGCACGCACGGCCATCAGCAGGAAGTGGCTGAGCTGCTCCACCGGGATCAGGTTTAGGTTGTCTGCCGCTGCGCGGCTCTCAGTGGTTACGTCCGGGCGCGCAAAGTGGGTTTTGATAATCCGGGTCAAGATCGCTTCAGAAGCGCTGACGTCGGCGTTCTGGCTGATAGCGATGGTCCCGCGAAACGGCGGTTCATAGGTCTCGTTGCCGCTGGTCTTCATACCTTTGGTGCCAAGGGTGCCGCCGCCGAAAAAGTCTTTCAGCTCGTCCCAGTCGAAGCCTTTGGCGTGGGCTTTATCCGGCTCGTTTCGGTCACCCTCAATCAGCACCACCGGCATGTTGGACACTTGGCCCATGGCGCGCTGGCGGCCCGCACGGGTTGATTTAGATGGGTCAAAGCCTTCGTACTCACGGCCTAACAGTTTCCACAGGAACATCAGCAGCGTGGTTTTACCAGCGCCGGCTTCGCCCGTGACTTCTAGGAAGGGAAAGGATTTGTACTGTGCGCGGATCTGCTCGGCGAACAATGAGCCAAACCAGAAAGCCAGGGCGACAATGCCTTTGGCGCCGAAGCACAACCACAGCATTGGCAGCCAATCACTCCGGTACTGCTTGGCATCGCGCTGGATGTGCATTGCGATCGACTTCTGCAGCGTCTTCAGGCGCAGCTTGCCGAACTCGAAAAAGTCTTCCTTGTTGACCTGACTGACCACGCCGTTGCGCATGGCGAGGTCGCCGAACACGTAGGCGCCGTGTTCCTTGCTGTAGCCCACGTAGTCGATGGTCTCTACGGTTTTCAGGCCATAGAGCTGGTCTTTCATGATCTTGTCGAGCTGCTGCCCGCTACCGGTGAATACGGCGCCTGCGGCCATGCTGAGCAGGCGTTTCTTGAACTCGCTAGCGGCGGCGACCTGGCCACCGGTGAAGGTGTTTTTGACGCTCCCACCGTCGTGCGGGAAGTCCACGCGGAAGTAGTACCAGGACTCGTCGGTTACTTCGTTACGCTGGAAGTACAGGGCTTGGGGGTAGCAGTTCGCGATTTCGACCACGCCGCCGCACTGACGTAGGGCCTTGTCACGACGCTGCTTGTCGCTGAGCAACTGGTCTTCCTGGCGCTCGGAAGACTCCAGCGCTTGCATGGCCTTGTGGAATTTCTCCAAGTCCATTTTGAACCAGTACATCCGGCTTTCGAATCCGAAGAAAAATTCGTGGCGCTCGCTCCAGTCATACATCAGCACGCCTTTTTCCGACGCGCTTTCGGCCAGCAGCAGGTCGCCGTGATAACGGGCTGCACGTAGGTCTTTTTCGATTTGCTTGGTGCGTTGCTCGTCGCCGTCGACAAACTGCCAGCGCTGGTGCAAGTCGTTCCAATCAACCTTGCGGCTGTCAGCCTGGGGGATTTGTGCCGCTTCGCAGACGTAACCCAGGGCGCGCGCCTGGCGTACCCAGCGTTTGGTGTAACGGTGAGCGCCTGGCTCGTTGTCCAAGGCCCAAATCAGTTTGGGCAGCTTGCCACCGCGTTGACGGGCCAGCTCTTTCAGGGACTCTTCTGGATACGCACCGGATGACATAGCCGAGACAGCGGCAATGCCGTTGTGCACCAGGGCGATGGCGTCAAAGATGCCCTCGACAATCCACAGCTCTTTGACATCCAGCAACTCGACACAGGGCGGACACCACCACACGCCACGCGGACTGTCGCCGGGTTTGAAACGGGCTTTCATCTTTCCAAAGCGGTGCGGACGGTCAATCAGCCGCTCCCAATATCCACCTTTGTCGAGTGCGAAACGCACGGTGGCGCTGCCTTCGTTCAGCTCGGTGGAAAAATAGGAGTCTTGGGTGAACCAGCCCTGAATGACGTCGAAGCGAAAGCCACGGGCGAACTCCAGGTAAGCGCGGGCTGTGGCGTTAGGATGTTGCTCGGTGGCCGGCGCGCGAGCGCTCCAGTCGTTGAACAGGTCCTCGTATATCTCTTTAACGTGCCAGGTCTGGCCGCACTTGCCACGGCCACAGCGAATAACCCATGGCGCATCGTGGAAGGCGTATAGCTCTTTTTTGTTGCAGGCGGGGCACTTGCCCTCCCGCATGTATTGTCCGGCCTTGTGCTTGAAACCGTAATCGGATTTCAGGCGGTCCAGGATGTCGGCGCGCAGTTCGTATTCCATTTTCATCGGGGCTTACTTCACTTCGCCGAGACTGTGTTTAAGGGCGCCTATCAGGCTTTTCCGTGCAGCCAACCCAGGGAAGGCCACCAGCAACGAGCCGTGCCGCAAACCCTCGGGGATCATGCGGAAACGGTCGTCATACCAATGCTCGTTGAACAGCACCGCGTACTGCGCACGCAGCTCAACGAGCAGTGCCTCGGCCTGGTCGCGTGGCAGTTTTGCGGTGATGGCAATGTCGATTTCCATGGTCCACCTCGGATTGCGGGCAAAGCTCACCCAAACCCATTGGTAACGGGGCAGGGCAGGTTGGGTAAAAGGGAGAGTTACTGAGGGTGTGGCTTGTGTTCGGTGCTGCGCTGGTCGAGCATTTTCTGCGGCAGAAAGCGAGCTGGGACCGGGAAGCGTTGATCTGCCAGAACGTCCACCAGGTGGACGCGGGTGCTATCAGCCCCAGTGGCCCAGTCGACGCCAATCCAACGGCGCTTTTTGATCATCTGCAGTTCAGTCCAAGCGTTGTGAACAAGCTTAGGCGCCATGAACACAGGCACTTCCAACGCAAGGGTCAGGTGGTGGATGCAGCGATCAAACAACAGATCGGAATCCACCAGGTGTTCTGCTTCATGGCGTTTCAGGTAGGCGAAAGCAGCTTGTTGCATGCTGCTGCGGTAGTCATGAGTCTGTTGATCGAGGTTCATCACGCGCGCTCCATTTCCAGTTCGTCCAACAGATCGGGCTGATTGTTGGCTGTTTTCATTGCCTGGCGACGAATGACCACGTCCGCAACGGGCAGCTTTACAGCTGGGTTGGGCATGCCGCTGGGGCTCAGTTCGTGGGTCATCTGAAATTCAGCACGCACCGCCCAGCCGCACGCTTCGTTGGTGCATTGCATGTAGGTGATACGCAGGAAAATGTGCTGGCCTTCGCTGGTGCGGATGCGCATGCGGCCGTGGCAGTGGGGGCAGACCAGTTTGTAAGTACTCACTAGACAGCTCCCTGGCTGTACAGCTGGATGGTCGCGAACACCTCGGCGTAGCGAGCGGACATGTAGGTGAGCAGGGCGGCGATGATCGCGTCGGCTTCACGTCTTTCGATGACCCCATCGTCAAGGGCGGCAGACATAATCTGATCGACCTTGCCGCGCTTGGCCGAGGCCTTGAGCGAGCGGCTGTACAACTCCACGTTATCCAGGTTCTCCGGGAGGCTCAGCGGTACAAACATGCCGCCGTACATTGAGGCGATGTAGTCAGCCAGGAACGTGGTGCCGGCGACTTGCTCAAGACGGTGGATGTGTTCGTCGGTCAGTGGGCGGCTGCCGGCGTTCTCGTAGGCCTGGTTGTCGAACTTCTTAAGCGGCATGCCGAGATCGGCCGAGGCGTACATGCGGCCACCTGGGTAGGCGCTGATAACGGCCATAACGACGCTCTTTCTGCTGTCTAGAACTGGGCGTTTCATCTTCTGGTATCCCCTTGGAGCCAGAGGCCCTAGTTTGTAATCACGCCGTCTTTGATGCCGAGCAGCACAGCCGCGCGGTGAGCTTCACCACGCAGGCATTTCTTCTGTCCGTTCAAAACTGCGTAGACCGTCGATGGGTTGAATTCATGTTCTTCGGCCCAGTCTTTGGCCGAGATCCCGAGACGTGCGAGACGGTCACGGGCCTCTTGGCATGCTTGCTCGATGGGGGATGCGTTCGGCATAGTCTCGTTTCGTGTGGTTTCGTGTGATGACAGGGGAAGAATATTCAACGATTGTTGAATAGTCAACTCAATAAGGGGTCGTTTTGTTGAATATCGGTGAAAGGCTGAGGGAGGAGCGCGTTCGCTTGGGTTTTAATCAGGCGGATTTCGCCGCATTTGCGGGCGTGGCTAAGACCTCTCAGTTCAACTACGAAAAGGGTGATCGGAGCCCGGATGCGGATTACCTGGCCGCTGTAGCGGAGCGAGGCGTTGACATCCTTTATGTGGTCATCGGTCAGCGCCTGCCGGTTACAGAACCGACGCTTTCATCTGATGAAATAGAGATGGTTGAGCACGTGCGGTCGTTGGACGACGAGGACAAAGGAGCTGTGAAACGGCTTCTGCGGGCGTTCAGTCATAAAAAATAAGGAGGTAACAATGAACCAAGGATTTAAGTTCGCTGTTGTGATTACGCTGCTTTCTGCCCTGTCTGGGTGCGGAACCGATGAAAAGGTGCAGACAGTCTCAAGTAAGGATTTCGGTGATGCCTGGCCGTTCACAGTTGATAGTGTCGATTTGCTGTGTGATGGCCCGTCGCCCAAAGCATTGGCAAGAACTTCTGACGGAACGGTCTACGCGCTGAACGGGAGTGCCCGTAGCATCGCTAAAAGTCGGGGGTGGGCCGATGGGCGTGACATTACAAAGCCAAGCCCAACGATGCCGACGATAAAGATGG